GTTTCCCAGTCACGATCAGTCGGTGAACTTCAGTGCCAGGACAAGCCGTGCTCTTCCAGTCCCTATGACCCTTCACATACTTGCTATCACCGATAGCCCGCATACGCCGAACCGAATCAATCATGAGCTGAGGAACCTTTTCGCCCTCACCGATCATGAGAAGGAAAGCGTGAGAAGAGCTATTGCCTTTATTGGTTCCGTTAGCAGCGCTACGAATCTTCCAGCCCCTAAGCTCATACACACGACCGCTCGGCGCAAAGGCAAAGTTGTACGCAATGTCTGCCCACTTGCGGGTATTCATGTGGAAGCGCTGAACGCCGAGAAGATAATCAATCTCATCTTCTTGTGAGCTAAACTCAGTCAGTCCGGTAGGCGGTCCGTTGTGATGGAGTGTAGGAGAGGTAGTGTCTCGGAGCACAGACCGACGCTTGGCAGGACGTGCGCCCCATCCTTGACGAGTGATAACGGGTTGCGTTACGTCATCTCTTTCTTCAATTTCAATATCAGGCATTATTAAGACCTCTCATAGGTAAAGGTGAAATCAATGGTATCGCCAGCGGCAAACACGAACGGATTACCAAGCGTGCCGTGCCATGACGTAGTGGACGGATTATCGAGCTTAACTGAAATCAAAGAAGTAGTATCAAAGTTAATGTCGCCTTCATATCTAATCAAGGCACTCACATCAACAGCTCTAACAACGCCATGACCAGACCTACCATTGTACGTAGATTCAGCAGCTACAGGCAGCACGAAAGTTACAAAGGCTGCTGACGTACCGGTAACGGTTCCAAGAAATCGATACGTTACAGTATCATCTAAAACCATGAACCGAGACACTGGGCTAGTAAACGTCAAGCCTGTAACAGTTGGTGTGTAAGGAATCCAAACACCGTTTTCTCTAATCCAGGACGAGCCGTCCCAATGCTTGGCTAGTCCGGTATCAAGCTCACGAAGCCTTTGGCCAACCTTAGCACTGTTAGGAAGATACGCACTAAGCGCTTCCATCGTACCGCCGAGAGCAGTAGCAGTACCCCGATTACCGACGGTGCTGGTAGCCGTAGCCTCAGCGTATCGGACATCTGTAAGATTAGCGTTAACCACTGACGTTGAAAGCGCAGGTACATCAATTACCGAAAGCACAACGGAGTTAGCCGGTACGCTCGGATGTGCTGGAGTAGCAGCAGGCGTGCCAGTGACTACAGCAAGCTCCCATTCGTCCGAGCCACCAGAATAGGCAGAGTCCTTAACAGAGGCTACAACCAAGTCCTTACGTGCGTTAGTGGCATCACTAGCAGCTACCGTTAGGTTCACGACCGATGTAATGCTAGCACAGAAGTATGTGCCTTGCTCGGCGTTTTCGCTACCAGGAATAGCTATCGAGCCAGTCGAAATATCGACAGACATATTCGGCGTAGTGTTGCGTTCACTCACTACCAGGTCAGTAGTGCTGAACACGCCGGGATGAAGCAAGCTCTCTACAAACCGACGATCGTTAACCGCCGGATGTGAACCTGATTGAAGATGGAGCGGAGGATTTTCGAGTCCCATGAATTAACCTCTTGTCGTAAATAGTGGAGATGTATAAGGTTCACTACGCCTAAGCGACCCATAATGGCCGCAGTTCTTAAACTGTACTTGCTGGTATCTTTGTGTGTTAGTGTTTGTCCAGCCACGCTTAACATAACCGCTATCTTGACCGCACGTGGGGCAGGCTGCTACTCTACCTGTTGCTGTTGCAAGATTAGGGTGGCTACTGCCTATCCAGTTGTTGTCTCTTAGAAAGTAGTAAAGTCCCTCTAACAACGGATCAACGTCGTGAAGGTTGTACCGACACATGTCTTCCCATGCTTCAGGATCGCCTTCCATGCACGCTAGCCACATAGACATTCCGGCGTGTGGGAGCTTTTCACCTATGTTGAGTGTTTGGCAAACATCATCCAACCTATTAGATGTAAGCTTCATTTCTCGTTTAAGGACTCTAAGAGTATCTACAGTGTGTGCTTTCTTAGGCTTAGCAAAACCGTTTCTAAGGTAACCTGCGTGAATCTTTTTAAGGTCGAATGAGAGCAGGTTATGGGCCACCAATACGTCGGCCTCATTTTCAATTTCCCATATCTTTTTCAAGAGCCTGGAATCGTCTGATTTGTTTCTTTTATATGCAGTCTTAAACTGAGGTAGAGAGATTACCGTAGCTTCCTCATCTCCCATCCATTTATAGGCAACACTCAGTATATAAGAGTCTTGCGTTACGTAGATAGAATCAGGATTCCATTTACGCCAGGCCACACCTACCAGCGGAGTGCTTTCGATATCTATAAAACATACTTTAGGATCATTAGCGTTTCTCATAACCAGCTCTGCTGCTTTCATTGGTTCTCCATACCTGATTGTAGCCCTGTTAAGCGTATGTTGAGCGATGTGATATCGATAGCGTTCCCGCCTCAAATAGTTGCGCCGAAAAGTTTACCGAGCTACCTGAGATAGTCGGCGGAATCTTCCAGAACTTTGATCCAGTGACTAATGTAGACCGCCGAGAAGCCGTGCCTTCAAGCAGCACGGTCTTGCTTCGAGTATCTACAATAAGTTGCTGACCAGCGCTGAGCGTTATGTCAAACTCCATAAACTCACCAGTGTCCAGCAAGGTTGCCTTAGGCCTAGTCAACGGCCCTACAAAAGTCAGCACCGAATCAGCATCAGCATTACCAGAGTTTTGAAGCAAGGCGCTACCGCCTGTGCTTGTAGCTCCGTACGTCCGATTGTACGTACGTGGATACGTTCGTCCACCAGACGCCGAAGCGAGAACCATAGCTGCTGTCTGCTCGGTAGTGGATCGAGCAAACGGATAGGTTGCCTTGAACTGGATCTGTGCCGTAGTGTTTCGGTACTTGTAGCCAAGGTCAATAGGCAGCCGCCTACGCATAGGGCGAGCACTAAAGAAAACCTCTTCGCCACTGAAGGCTGAAGGAATCTTCATTACCAAATCCGACTCTACTCTGAGCGGATAAGAGATGCCTCTAGCCTGAGCAACCAGGTTAGTAAAATCCTCTTCGTTGTGAGCTACCAAATCCATCAGGATAGTGATAGTCCTGGTCATCATAAAGGACTCGCCAGGGTACTCTCCATTTTGTCTTAACTGTCCGTGGTCAGCAGAAACTACATCTGGCAGAGACAACAGACCATCAATCTCGATTAGAGAATAGTCTGTGTCTCCACCAAACGTTAGCCCAGCATATGAAACTTCCCAGTCATTTAAAGGCATATGTTCCCTATCCTAGGTTGAGTGCCCATGCAATCTCTCTACCAACATCAAACGGGTTAGCGTTAGAGTGCATATTCACGTTGATGTTGTTACCGCCACCACTACCAGCTTGATGCGCCGGAATAACACTAGCGCCTCTCGGTAGGACTACTTCCTCTGGCCCGTTTTCACCTACTCGGAACCTACCGCCTTGAGCTACCGGCCCGCCGAAAGCACGGCCGAACGGATTAGAGAAGTCAAAGCTAGTGATCTTATCAAAGATACCTTTAATGGACTGCCACTTATCGTTAATCCATTTGAAGGCGTCTTTAAACGGCTTCTTAATAGCTTCTTTGATTTTGTTAGTGCCGCGCTTGAAATCTTCTGGGAGTCCACCAAAGAAATTCTTGATTCTTTTGATACCGTTCTTGAAGTCTGTAGCGGTAGCCTTAATACGATTACCGATGTCCTTTACAGCCTGCCAGCCCTTTTTGAACCCTGGAATCATAGTTCCAGATATCCAGTTAACGGTTGCTCTACCGGCTGAGATCAGCTTCTCGCCAATCCAGAAGGCAACATCTCTAACAGCAGGAATAGCTTCGTTAACTATCCAACCACCAAACTGCTTTAGAACAGGCAGGACCTTATCTCGCATGAACCTACCTACCGCATCAATCTTTTCCCTGAACTTGTCATTCTCTTTGTACAGTCGAATGACTAGAGCAGTAGCACCGCCGATGACTACGCCGAGAGCGATTAGAGGAGCAGCAGCAGCAAGAGTAGCAACGGCTGCACTACCTGCCGACACAGCCCAGGATACAAAGGCAGGGACTAGCACAGCCGTTATTCCGACTCCAGCCCCTATAATAAGCTCCTTATTCTCTTTCAAGAAGTCCGAAAACTCATTGCCCTTTTTAATGATTTCCTTAATGACATCGATGGCAATCGGTACAACTACCTCACCGAAATCCTTTACCTCTCTGAAGAATTCTAAGGCAGGCGGCAGAAGATCATTCTTGATCTTAAGTCCCCATGACTCGAAATTTTCAGAAGCAAATTCAACGGCCTTAAGCACGTGAGGTGCAAGGGCTGCACCTATGCTAATTCCCATATCAACCATCTTGCTCTTAGCAAGATCAAGCTGCGCCGACATAGACTTGAGCTGATTGTTTGCTACCTCATCGACAGCACCGCCAGCATTGCGTAGCTCTTCCTCATACTCTCGAATAGCGTCAGAGCTACCGATGAGAGCAGACAAAGCGCCCTGAGATTTATCACTAAATCCGAGCTGCGTAAGCGTTGCTTTCTTCTGAGCATCTGACATACCGCCGAGAGCAGTTTCAAGATCACCGGTAATGTCTGCCATATTGCGCATCTCGCCGTTAGAGTCAAAGACCCTAACACCGAACTTAGCAAACTCTTCAGAGTTAGACAGAGCCTTAGTCTGCAAGTCCCTAAGCACAATGCCCAGCAACGTACCGGCTTGCTCGCCCTTAATACCCTGGTCAGCGAAGGCAGCCAGAACTGCTACGCCTTCCTCAATGTCTTTACCTACCTGCTTAAGGGCAGGACCAGCCTTATTAGTAAGTGAGGTAGAGAACTGCTCGACAGATGCATTAGCCAGGATGTTAGCCTTTACCAATACATCCGAAACCCTGCCCATATTTTCCAGGTTCTTAGCAGAGTCATCCACCGTCAACCCCAGAGCAGACTGGGCATCAGTCAGCAAGTCAGTAGCGAGAGCCATATCAAAGGCACCAGCTTGCGCAAACTTAGAGACTCTTGGCAGAGCCGCTATTGATTGCTCGGCGCTAAGACCAGCGGACGCTAGGAAGAAATAAGACTCTGCTGCTTGAGTAGCTGAGAAGGTAGTCGTTTTACCGACTTCCCTAGCCGCCTTTTCCATAGCAGCCATCTCGTTTTTAGTGAGATCGCCCATAATAGCCTGGCTCTTAACAAGCGCAGCATCGAAGTCCTTAAACAAGGACAGGCTACCACCGCCGAGAGCGGCAGCAAGACCAGCCCCAACCAAGGGGCCAGCCTTTGCCAACCTTCCGAGCTTACTGTTGACTCCACCAATTGTAGCGTTAAGTTGTTTAGCATCTCCTAGGAACCTAAATACAATTGGCTTAGCCATTTAGCCCACCTTAAGTTACTCGCACCATGCCTTTATTCTGCATGGTAGTGTCTTTTTGTTTTGCTTCTGCTGCCTTCTGCATTATGTCTAGCAGCTCTGAACATTCACTCGGCGTTAGATTACCGGCTTCGGTCCAAGTTATATTAGCGTTGTTAACCAGCGACAGCCTTAAAACTAGTCGCTGGCGTCGGTAGGGTTTTCTTTATTCGACTCCTCAGCCTCTGCCACCATCTCGTTAAGCTTGTCCATGTCAATAACATCTTCAGGCTTTTTCTTACCAAGATCGTTCCAGCTAGGATCTTCGCCCCTACGCTTCAGAGCAATAAAGGCCATGGCTCGAAAATAGCGACCAGTTTTTGAAGGCAGCTCTTCGATGGAGAATCCAGTCAGATCCTCTACCATATCCATCTCATCAAACGTGAGAGAGTCGGCAATCGGGCTTACGTCTACAAGTTCCATTTCTTTGTTCTCCATTTATAGTCTGTTCAGAATCTTCTGAACGTTTTTCTCATATGATTTCCGTATCCGCTTCCATTTAGTTGCAATGGCTTCGGCTACGTAATTGCTTCCTCTAAATCTGCCAGGCCAGCCCCAGTGATTGACGCCAGCATAAGGAGCCTTAACCTTAGTGCCAGACCTTACCACCGCTTGTGTTCTGGTAGGTCTGGACACCGTGTGCTTAGCAAGGTTTCCAGACTTGGAATTGATGTTACGTTTAGCTTCTCCCGTAACCAAGTCGGACACCTCTTTATTAGCCTTCTTTAAAGCGGCCTTATCGATATCGGTACCAGCTCGGCGCAATTCTCGCCGAACCTTATTGAGGTTGTGAATCTCTACCCTGCTACCGTTCCGCTTAGCCATATTAGAGTGCGGTGTCTACAGACGTGTATTCGAAAGTAACAGCATCATCCGTACCGTTCCAAAGAACATCGAACGGAAGATTCTGTTTCGGTGTGTCGCTAATGTTGGCTTCTGGGCTGCTGCCAGTAAACTGACAAGCCGGGAGAGTAATTTTAAAGGTCTCGTCAAAGGCACCAGAAATATTAGCTCCTGTCCAAGTGAACGTAATCGGGATAATGTTACCAGCGACAAAGTCGGCATAGGCTACATTATCCTCATACTCCATCTCAACCGTGCCGTTAAACTGTGGCATAGTCGAGCGACAAGGCAAGCTCTTGAGCGCCGAGCCCTGAAGGTAGCGACGATCGACCTTAAGGCCAAGGTCGCCGCTAAGCTCCATGCTCATCACAGGAGTAGCGACGCCGTCAAGAGTAACAACGCACTGACTCCAGTTAAAGGCGTTCCCAGTCGGGTAGACAGGAGTGCCAGCAGTAGAGACAAGGTCCACATCTCGGAAGTCAAAGTTATTAGTGACCTTGAGCATTTCGCCCACTGCCTGAGCAATGGTCCATCCGGTAATGACGCAGCCTTTATGGGTGAACGTATTTACCGTTCCCGCCATATCGACTCGCTTAACCTGAATGGTGTAGAAATCGTTAGGGTCATCTACGCTGGTAGCGGCAGTGGAAGTGTAAGCGGTTGTAGCGCCTTCCTGAACAGGGCCAGCGATAGAGCCAAGCATACCCTGCATAATGAGGCCAAAGCCGTTGGTAAGAAGATCAATCTCTAGCGAACCTTCGCCGCCCATATTGATCTGCGTACGCTTAGCCGACTGGGCTGCTTGAATGCCTGCCCTGAAGCCGACCGACTGAAGCGATTCTTGCTCTCGCTGAAAGCTATCAACCTGTCCTTCATAACCACGTGTCGGAACTACAGCAACACCGTAGGTAGTTTCCTTACCAATGATAATAGCGTTATTCAAAACTCCGGTCACAACATTTTCTCCTTATTCCAATTTCTTAAATACGTTCTGGCACATGATCGACAGCGTCTACTGCCGTTTGGGTCTACATATAAATTACTACCGCTGTAGCTGTGCCCTTTAGGACAATGCGTTATTGCCGCAGCTCTTTCCCTTGCTTTTTCTCCTGCCGAACTTCTCAGGCAGTTTTCTTTATGTGTCACTTCTTCTAAATGAGTCAAATCTGTGCAATGCCTAGTTTTGCACAGGTGATCTAGTTCAAGCCCGTCAGCTACCGGACCATTATTAAGCTCCCATATCAGCCTATGCAGATAGTACAGCTTACCTTTATACCTAACTCTTACATAACCGTCAGGCCTGATCTTTCCGGTATACGCTAAACAACCCTTAACTCTCTTCAGCTTGGGCTTCACGTTGTTAGGAATTATCATCATGATCTACCCAATTGAGCAACGCATGATAGTCTAATTTCCAATACCGAGAACGGGCCTTCTGAAGTCTGCCCTGTCTCAAGTTCTTTACCGTCCACTAAGCACCATAGAAGATTCTCTACGTTGCTAAGTGTGTGATCTAGTGCTATAGCGTCCTCTAGCAAGGCTGCTATTTCAAACACTCTCTCTTCTGATGCTTGAGGAGTGCGTTTAGAAGAAACTTCAACCATTAGAATAACGGTGAATTCTTCTTGAAGCCTACGCCTGCCGGACTTGATAGACACTGGAGTATCGTCACCGATAGTGGTAGGCCCTAACCAAATTCTTTCGCTTCTAGTGTTCTCGCCTTCATCGGCAAACGATACCCTAACGCCGGAAGGAGCCGCCGAAGTAGCGAGACTGAGAATAGCCGCTTTAGTAGCTGGCACTGCTGAATGAACTTCTTGAGCCATTAGATAAATGCGCTTCCTGATTGCTGCCTAAACTTTGCAATCCTGGCGTTAACTTCAGGCAAGGCAGTAGGCCTATCAGCGTTATTACTGGCGTGAGAAAGCATAATGTTACCAAAGTCAGTACTCATGCTAAGCGCTCTATCTTCAGTTCGATTAACGTCATTCAGCAAATGGAACCGAGCGAGCTTTCTCGACGCCCATTTGATCTGGGCTGGTGGATTCTCCTCCATACCAGCCGTACCAATCACAACGACGTTACGCCCTGTCCGCTCCCAATCGAACGTACCTGAATCACGTACGATCAATCCTTCTGGGTAAAGCTTCCAGTTAGTTGTGACTTGTGAGACGCCGTCAATCGTGACAGACGTTAAGCTTCTGAGATAAAGAATCGGGAAGCCTTCATCTGTTTTAACTGCAATAGATCGCCTTGCCTGCCCGGAGAGTGTAGCAATGAACGCCTTGTATTCAAAAGAAGTAAAACAATACCGGTCTATTTCTTCATCTGCCAAGGTAATAGCGGCAGTGACTTTAGCGTCAGTAAAGGTAACGGTGTCGTCCATTCCCTCTTCCGCTCTTACTTCTGATAATGTACTGTATGCCATGTATTACCTTTCATTAAAGGGGCTAGGGCTGGAGAACCTTACGGAACCCTAGCCCCCTTACTATAATGATTAGGCCTGAGTCAAAACCCGAACGCCATTGGTGTCGATGAGATCGCCATCAATGCGCATGATGAATCGCCAGAAGACGGTATCCGAGTCGTAACCGAATTCGTCCGAGCGGACAACCTCAGCACCCTTTGCCGTACGAACGACATAGGTATCGAGGTCACCGAAGAGAACCGAGTCAAGGCCAGTGGTGGCCGCTGGGCAGTTCTCGTCAGTCTCAACAGCATGACCAAGCAGGGTATTAGGTGCGCCCAGGGTCAAGCCCGGCTGCCACAAATACTGGTTGTCACCATCCTTGAGCTTACGAATAAGCTTGACGGTGCTGTCATTCATGAGCCAAGTGCTACGCCGACGATACGGAGTAGCAACAGAGTGCTGAAGGTCAATCAGCTCATCGGCGGTAATGGCAGCCGCTCCAGCGGCAGTGACGCCAGTGGTGGCAGCAGTAAAGATACCATTAGGCTGGCCAGAGCCAGAACCGCTAATAAGGTGAGCGCCAGCGCCACGGCTCATTGCTTCGCCGCCCTGAGCAACCAGCCACGGAACGATGCTAAAGCCCTGATCTTGAAGCAGCTCATTTGACAGAGCAGTCAAGAAGGCGTACTTGTAAGCGCCAAGCGTAACGGTGTCGAACTGCGGGGAGTCCTTACCGATGGTGCCAAGCTCAGCAACAATGCTCGCCGCCGAGTAGCTGGTAACCCTAGGGAAAACCAGATCTTCACCAGCAGCGGTATTGATCTGCTTACCGAGCCGCATCATAGCCGTACCGTTTTCCCGGAGGAAAGCAGTAAGCATGCCGAAAAGCGTAGTCGGGACAACTTCCGCACCATCGGTGGCGGTACCCTTATTCAGGGTGACATTGTCACGGGTTTCAACACGCTGAGGCAGTGAGCGATAGGACTGCTTGTAGTCAAGCGAAGAAATAATATCCTGCTCGCTACGAACTTCTTCCTCTGAACCATCGTCAACATTGCCGTCACCGGAAATGGAACCGTTAAGAGCTTGCTGTGCCCGCTCTTCCAGCTCCATAGAGTTGGTAATGCTGGCCATACGCTCGTCTTGCTTTTTGATCTCGGCGTCAAGAGCCTCTTCAGCGGCCCGAAGTTCAGGCGTTGATTCCTGGCCTTCGTTCTTTTCGTACAGCTCTCGCAGTTCGTTATTAGCCTTAAGCTTTGCCGCCAGTGCGGCTTTAAGTGCAACAGTAGACATTTAGTCTATCCTTTCATAGTGATTTCGTTTATGTTTTATGGGACATTGTGAGTAGGGGTCGCCTGGCTCACTAATCCAATACTAAAGGCGGGATTAAACAGCAGTGGATTTCGTCCGGCTTCTGTTTCGCCTTTGATTAGATCGGCATGTCCTACAACGGCGGTAACCGTCTGTCCCGACATACACGTTTTCTGAAGTGAATTTGTGGCCGTGATTGCAAGAATCTCTTCTAGCCAACTTGGCGGTTATACCTTCACCTCTTAAAGTATTTTCTCTGCTAGTTACTGGCTCCAAATGTTCTGGATTGACACAGTGCCTAACTCTACATAAGTGATCAAGTTGTAACCCGTCACTAATCACGCCTACAAGTGCTTCATAAACGTACGTATGTGCTCGATACCAAACCCCTTGGTATTTAAGTTGAGCATAGCCGTGCCCGTTTAAAGGCCTGGTCCATAACCAGCAAGAATCCGTTTTGTCTATTCTGTCTTTAAATCTCTGAGGAAGTTTATCGTAACTAAGCAAATCTGCGCCTAGTGAATAGCTCTTTTACTTCTTCCTCTTTAGCTCCTTCAGAACTTTGACGCTTAAGCAGCGTCATCAAATCATTTGCTTCAGCAGATGCGATTACTTCATCTACATCCATGCTCCTGGCTTCTGCCAGGGAGCGGAGAGCGCTAGTAGCATCTGGGTAAGCCGGGAACGTTACCGGGCCTACGTCTCTAACCGAAATCTGTTTAAGGTCTCGCAAGGGGAAACCTTGATCAGTCTCGCCCCACTCGTCTTCCATGGTACGAAAGCCAAAGCTTGAACCAGTAATATCACCACGCTCAAGCAAGGCTGCAACGTCTCGACCTACCGTAGTGTCCGGCAAATCGATTTCGTAAAAGACGCCTGTCCCATCGGACTCAAGCCGCAAGGTACCTGCCGACATCCGGCCAAGAAGCTTATGGATGTCATGGTTATACAGAGCCCTGATATCTCGCTCCTGCATTGTCTTGTCTGCTGCGCCAGGCATAACCCGCTCAACAAAACCGCCGAGATTACCAGAAAGCTTATTGTAAACGATGGCGTAGCCAGCCGCTACAAGGCTTCCTTTTTCCCCACGTAGTTCGATTGGCTGAACCAGACTACGGCGTTCAAACGTTTCCATTAGTTATCTTCTTCCTCATCTGTGCTTTCAGCAATAATTTCATCATCTTGAACTTGAACAGAGATCGGCTCATCGCCCCATTCAACAGGGCTCATGCCGAGCTTTTCTCTAAACTCATTAACTGTCCAGATGCCGTCTCTTACCAGAGCAACACCGTTAGTCACAAAGCTAGAGAAGTTGCCTCTAGCCAATTCTTCTCTATTGAATCTGATCTCATCTGTAGGATTGCCGACAAACTCAGATCGAGCAAGCCAAGTAAATCCTTCCTGAAGCCGTCCGAACCAGCCGCTAAGCGTTCTTTGATCGTGACTGGGAAAC